CATAACCCTGCTCCACCAACCGATCCCAAGCGTCTTTGCGTTTGAACAACTCAGCCGCTATCTGTTTGTACGGCTCAGTAAACTGGTTCATCTTCTCCTCAGCATCTCCCGGTAGGTGACCCATCTCCCGACTCTGCACACTACTACGGATAATAACAAGCTTGGCGTAGGGGTTACTTCGATCCATAACCTCCTCAAGCGCCTTGTAGAANGCNATGTATGTCTTACCCGTACCAGCTACACCAGACAGCGCACAGAAGTAGTGCCCCTGCTGGTATGCGTCAAAGAACTCCTTCTGCTTNTCTGTCTTAGGGCTGATGGTTAGCATATCATCTAACTTCATCTTTAGCCCATGTTGTGGTTTANNNTCTNCGTCCGTTGCTCGTTTCTTTGTTACCATTAAGCTGCCTTACCCCATACGTCATCCCATGTGCCCTCAGTAGCACCCTTGGAATAATCTGTTACACGTTGTTCAAAGAAGTTAGTGTGGCTTACGCCTAACATACCATCCACCCAAGGCAGAGGATTCTTCTTTACCTTAAAGACACCTTTCATACCCATACTAATCAGGCGACGGTCAGCGATGTAGCGGATATACTCCTTCACCTCTCCTGCTGTCAGCCCCTCTACGTCATACATACCGAAGGCTAGGTCAATAAACTTATCCTCTAGCGCCACCATCTCTTGGGCGATTTCTTTCACACGCGCGCTTGAGCTATCTTTAGGGTTCTGTTTAACCCAGTCACGGTACACCTTAATCATACCTTCAGCGTGTTGCGTCTCATCCACAATAGACCAAGCAATGATCTGGCCTAACCCTTTGAGCTTACCATGTCGGGCAAAGTTAAGGAGCATAACAAAGGAGGAGAACAGCTGCATACCCTCACCAAAGGCGCTAATCGTGGCAATCTTCTCTGCCATCGGTGCATCGCCTAGGTTCTGGTAGTACTCATGCTTCTCCACCATCTCACCATACTGTAGGAACTCGTTGTAGGTACTCTCAGGCAACCCCAGTGTTTCAATCAGGTGAGCGTAGGCGGCGACATGCAAAGCTTCTCGTCCGGCAAACCCACTCATCATCATCCGCACCTCTGGTTGCTTGAACACGGGTAGGTAGTGTGTGTAGTACCCATCTCCAATGTCCAAGTCACCCTGCACAAAGAAGCGTAGGATTTTGGTTAAGAACTCCTTCTCCTCCTTCTTCAGCTTCTTCTGGTAATCCTTCAAGTCCTCCCCCATCGGAACCTCTGAGTGTAACCAATGGCTCTGCTCATGTTGTAACCAAGCGTCGTATGCCCAAGGGTATTTGAACGGCTTGAATGTGTTTCTCTCTTCTGTCAATTGTGGCTTCATTACCATTGTCTCCATGTGTTAGCAATAATGTGTAGGCAGGTGACTATCTCTAGCCACCTAATCCAAGTTAACCTTCGCAAGCTAGGCATGTCTCTCCATTTGCAATAGCTGTCATATCAATCGTCTCCTCGATGCGCTGGCGTTTAACCTGAGCACCAACCTTATCTGCCTTACGCACCTTGTCAGAGCGTAGGTAGTACAAACTCTTCAACCCCTGCTTCCAAGCCATGAAGTGTACAGCATGTAGATAGGCAATGGTTGTATTGGGCTGGAAGAATAGGTTAACACTCTGGCCTTGGTCAATAAACTCCTGTCGATCTGCTGCCAGCTCTACCAACCATCGCTGGTCAATCTCCATCGCTGTCTTGAACACCTCCTTCACATCCTCTGGTATGTCCAGATGCTGAACACTACCGTCATGTGCGATGATAGAAGCCCAAGTGTCATCGTCGTTTAACCCCAACTCAGCAAGCCGCTTAACAAGGAAACGGTTACGGTAGACATGTGCACCACTTAGGGTATCCTGCCTAAAAACATTTGCTCGATACGGCTCAATGGATGGCGAAGTGTTACCCATAATAAGACTGGAAGAAGCATTGGGAGCGATAGCCATATGATGACTAAACCTACGCTCAATGCCAAACTCAGCTGCATCCGGGCAAGCGCCTCTTTTAACCACAAGATTGTTGTCTGCACGTTCGCACTCCTTCTTTATGTACTTAAATATATCACGGTTAGTTAACTTAGACATCACCCCATCGATAGCCATCCCGTTCTTCTGCAAGTAGGCGTGGAACCCTAGAGTACCAAGTCCAACAGACCTCTCACGGGAAGCAGAGTAAACTGCGCGACGAATATGGTGAGGAGCGTTATCGAGAAAATAGTTAAGCACGTTATCAAGCATTTCCATAACATCCGGTATAAAAAGATCAACACCTCGCCAATCATCGTAGTACTCCAAGTTAAGGCTAGACAGACAACACACTGCTGTTCTGTCAGCACTGGTAGGCAGGAAGATTTCAGTACATAGGTTAGACCCATTGATCTTTAAATCCTGTGCTTGTAACCACTCAGGCATATCCCTGTTAGCCGTATCAATGAAGATGAAGTATGGCTCACCTGTCTGCATACGCAAGTCTAACATCTTCTGCCACAATCCCTTTGCACTAACTACCTCAGCCACCTCACCGTTCGCAGGGTTAATCAACTCCCAGTCATCGTTAGCCTCTGGGTCTTTCATGCAACGCTCAATGATCTGCATAAACTTATCACTGATGTTAACACCATGATTGAGGTTTAGTGTCCTCATGTTCTGGTCACCAGTGGGCTTACGCATCTCCAAGAACTGAATGATGTCAGGGTGAGATACATCCAAGAAGGCAGCATAAGAACCCCGACGTGTACGACCCTGACGGTAGGCCAGAGAGGACGCATCATACATCTTCAAGGTGCGGCATCACCCCAGTAGATTTGTCATCACTGTTCCGGATACCAAGGTGAACACCAACCCCGCCTCCAAGCATTGATAGCCAGTTAGTCTCAGACAGATTAGCGACCAAACCTTCTGCGCTATCATCCATATAATTGAGAAAGCAAGAGATAGGTAACCCACGCTTACTACGGCCAAAAGAAAGAATGGGAGTGCTATAAGACAACCAATGCTTAGAGCTGTACTCGTATAATCTCTGAGCGTGTTCAGGGTTGCTTGAGAAAGCTTCTGATACAAATGCAAACCTTTCTTGTGGGCTAACTTCTTCATCTTTCATGTAACTTTCTTTGAGACGCTGTAACCCCAAGGAGTCAAACAGGGCATCCCGTGTTAAATCAATCTTAATTGTCATCCAATATTTCCTCTAGGTAATCGGCACGTTCTTCAATGGCATCCATAAACTTGGCGACAATATCAGCACTACGAATGTCCAGTAGTTCCAATATCGTCACCTCGTCTAGGCGCTCTAGTTTATCACAAATGTCAGGCAGGGTGAGCATATTTCTTTTGTAGGTAGTTCATCGACAAGAACATCTCATCGAACGCACCCTCCTCCACTTCGTTTAACACCACTAGCCCACGCCAGTGTTTGTTGCTTAGTTGATCCATGTAGTCCTCGTCATGTAGATAGAAGCTACCCGCAATGATACCACAGATTGCTTTCCCATCTGCCCTCTTCCCATACGCTACTTGCTTGCCCTGCTGATGACCCGCCACACACGACATATGAAGTTTGTTAACGATGACAGTCGCACTGGACGCAGGTCTTCCCATAACACCAACAGGCCAGTAATGACAAAAGCCCACACCGTTAATGAATAGAGGTCTGAGGAACTCATGTACTTCCCAATCTTTCTCGTACTCCAGATCAGCTACACTGATAGCCCCTTCAAGTATAGGGTTATTAGCTACTGCTCTGTTGATACGGTTCTCGTGGTTACCTAATGTCATCACCATGCGGGGCTTGTAAACCTTAGTCTTGTTAGCTTTCTGACTGGCTTGCAAATCACGCAACGGTTTTAACAGCTTCTTCATCCCAATCTTAGCGAAGGCAATGTCATCCTTATAACGCTTGCCCTCGAAGTATTTACTGCCCACCTTATCGTGCGTAGACAGGGAGGGCATGTCGGCAAAGTCTCCTATGTTAACCACCACGTCAGGGCGGTAGTCACAGATGGCCTTACCTGCCCACTCAAGATGTTCTGTCGGAATCCCCGGCTTCACTTGACAGTCCGGTATCACTAAGATTTTAGTCAAACCTTTCCTCCCAATACTCATCTAACATACTATCAACCTTCTCATACACGCCCACATAACCACAGGTATCCAAGAATGTCGCAAACTGTCGCATGATATCATCCCACCGTGCATCCTCGCTACACACGTAGAATAACTCTGAGTTAGTCTCTACACTCGGTCGTGAGCATTTCTTCTTAAAGTGGTAGTACTGTTTATCTTCCATTGTTCTCTCCATAAATGCTAGGAAAGAGGTCAGTCAATATATCCTTACACTGATCTGCTACT